GAATGGCCGTCTCCTGCATTGCGGCCCAGATGCCGTTAATGTCCTCCGCGTTGTCCGTCTGTCGCATAGTGGCGAACGTTGTCTCGGGCGTGAAGTCATCCGGCGGACTTGAGCCGAAAACGTCCCAGATGGAGAACTTGTTCGTGCCGGAAGGCGGGCTAAAGACCTGCACACCATTATGCGTGCCGACAGCGGTAGCGTCAGTCGAGTCTGTCTTAAGACGCTCGTCCGTTGGCATACCGCCCTTTAGACTGGCTAGCAGTTCCATGACTGCTTGTCGTGAGACTGCAGCTTTGTTGCCCATCTTGTCGTTGTGGTATCTACTCCTGCCATTAGCAAGCGGTAGAGCAGCCCACGTACCAGCTATACGATCAGCGAACTTAGCGTCTGGTAACTTACCAGCTTTCCAAGCGTCGTAGCCTTTCTCCTTCAACAGACTCAGACCAGCTTTATACTGGGCTGTCTTGTCGTAGGGATCGTCAACAGACAACACACCTTTGTTCACAAGACCAATTAGAGTGTCACGCATCACCTGCATGGCACCGGCAGCGGAGCTACCAGTCTTTTCTGTCCAGACCTTCTGGAGCTTCAAGACTTCCCCAACGGTCTTACCTTGTAGGTCAACCTTCTTGCCACCGTACATAGTGTCAAAGCCAGCGCCTTCAGCCTTAGCAATGAAGTTCATCATCTTGGCTGCGGTAGTGTCATACTCTCCATCGTCGAGGCTAGACTGCTTACCCGGACCCTTGTAGCTAGGCTCAGCAGGCTTGCTGCCAATGGACTCATCACCTTCCTGCATTTTCTTATAGAACTGCTCCTTCATGCGAGTGAACAGGCTACCTTCCTTTGCAAGCTTACGGTAATCCCGGCTAGTGAAGACTGTGTTCAGGTAAGTCTCAACGGTATCGCCGTTAGCCTCGATGATAGGTTGCATGATGTCGAGGTAACGGTTCATCCGGTTGACTGCCTCAGTAGCCTTCCTAGCGCTCTCAGCGTCGTAAGAGAGATCAATGAGACCTTTGCCACCGGGCATGGGACGTCCCTTGGCATTAGGCTGCGTCTGTTTGTTGTCTGCTCTATTGGTATCCCAAGCATCAAAACGCTGCTTAGCAGGATTCCAGATAACAAATCCTGAGTCAGAGTAAACCTGTGCATTCACAATGTCGTCTGCAAGAGGCTTCAACAGTACGATACCCTGCTTCAAGCCCCAGTCGTAGACGTCATCCTGAACGTCTGTACCTTTTACTTTCTCCCATAATCCTTTGTTCATGTATGTATTGAACATAGTCTCAGCGGAGTTAGGGTCAAAGCTCAACAGAACGTTGTTCTCTTTAACAGCAAACATTTTCCGAGCAGCATCAAGAACCTTGTCCTTTGGTGTGTTCGGATCAGCCAACATAGCCATCCAGACCTGCATAGGCTTCAAAATTTCAACAGTAGGCTTTGTGATGTCCCCTTCTTTAACCATGTTCAAGATGTCAGTCAAGGTCATGCCACTAGCATGAGCCAGAGTGATCTTGTGGAACATAGCTTTCTGCTCAGGAGTCGCTTGAGCAAAGTCATTCTGAACAGTGCTGAGCATCTTGTTGACGTTCTCAGCGCCCCATAGAGCCTTGGCTTCTGCAATCTGTTCTTGCATATCCAGTGTACGAAGAACGTAATTGTCCTTAGCAGCCTGACGAGCTTTATTGTCATTGTCGATAGCAAACAGAATGCCAGTCTGGTTATCCTTGATAGCATCAGAGATGAGATCAATAGGAGCCAGCATGGTCTTGCGAATGTCTTCCTTGTCCTTCGAGTCTGTCAAGAAAGTCGAGTAGCTGACACCGTGGGAGTCCACGCTAGTTAATAGACGATCAGCAGCAAGACCCACCTCCATACGAAGCTGGTTAGTATAGACTTCAATCTGCTGAAGCTGTTCAGGTGTAGGCTTCTGCCCACCCTGATTAGTCTTCAATAGATTGGACAGAGAAAGAGCTTTGATACGTGTGTCTACACCTTCAGGCTGCATATACTGTGAGTCTGAGCCATCAGCATTGAAAGCAGCACCAAGCATCTGGTCACGCCGAATAATGGCTTCGTTGGTCGCCATAGCTTTAATATCACCCTTATCCGCGTCCTTCTTGTCTTTCTCAAGAGCAAGTCGCTCACGCGTACGCTTTACATTAGCGTCTTCTGCTTCACGTCCACCAACAGCGTACAGCCAAGCGATTTCATCAAAGTTATTAGGGTCAAAGTCGCGTTTCGTAATGGATTTATATGTAGCGAGAACATCGTTCTGCGACATATACTCGTTAGTGTCTTTGATAATTTGAAGCTTACGCTTCTCTTCAGCAGACTGCGAAGAGGCCTGAGCAGCAGCTTCAGCGTTCTTGTCTTTACGCAACTGGTTGAGAATAGAACTACCTGTAGCTGCAGTCACCAGCCTTTCAATCTCAGGCCCATACTGAGGATACTTAGCACGAAGCTTCTTGATAAGGTTGAACGTCTGGAGATCATACTGAGTCTCCGTCATGACACCCTGATCACGACTGGCCTTCATCTTGGCTACAGCATTAGGAGCGTTCTGGAGTTCCGAAGGAATCGGTTCAACAGAGTTGCTTGTAGACGGAGCAGACGTAGGGTTACGCTCAATCTCAGTAGGAGGACCCGGGGTGTCGGGAGTGGCAGGTGTCTCACCTGTATCGAACAGGTCAGTACCAGAGGGGTAGCCAGAGCCACCCCCGCCAAGACCTGCTTCACCAATCCCTTGTACACCAGCATCAATGTCCCGAGAAAGTGCCAGCTTGTCCCTATTCTCTTTCTCGGTTAGGAAGTCATTTACTGTATCCCCAATACCTTTGAACAGAGTACCAAGTGCCTTGTTAGCAGGCATACCCTGACTGGCATTGATATAGTTGTTCTGTGTAACGGTAGATACATCAGGGTTAAATTTAGCCATTAGTTGCTTCCCTCAAACATTTGACGTCTAGCTGCTTCTTCTTCTTGAGTGTTAGGTGCCTTTACGAAGGCGTCGATACTACCAGACATCAAGTCCTTTTCCTTACGCACAGAGGTAATAGCCTCCATGATCTGCTTCTCGTTAAGTCCACCCGCTGCCATCCAGCTAGTGGCTTTGTTGCGATACTCTTCTGCAGATTTATAGTCTCCTTCATCATAAGCATGGAAGTACAGACGAATCCATTTCTTCGCATCCTTCTTGATCTTGTATTCGAACTCTTGCTTCTCTCGGTTAGACCGATAGCGTAGGAAGGTGTCTTGAATAGACTGGGGATCAATACCAGTAGCTCCGTGGAAGATACCCTCCGCTAGCGTGTACTCTGGATCGATTGTCTGCCCAGCCTTTGTCTTGTAGACACCAAGGTTGTAGGCCATCCAAGCGCGATCAAGAACGTTATAAGTGGACACAGTCTTCATGGCAGTGGAGACATCCTCAGCCACTACGTTAGCACCCTCGCCACCAGCAGCCACCATGTACGCAATGTCCTTCAACATCGGGTACGCATCAGCAGCAATCTGGGACACGATGGTACCAGAGGCACCACCAAGGAGCGACAACAGTTCGTCCACACCATCCTCACCACGAGCAGTCTCGGAGAGGTTGTAGAGGACTTGGATAGCGTTGGGACCCCAACGGTTACCAATGTTCAACTGGATGTCCTGACCAGTGAAGAAGGAAGTCAGGCCAGATACAGAAGCAGCAAGGACACCATTCATGATGGGGTCCATCAGGCCACTATTCGTGTCTACACCGTTCTCCTGCAGCATCTGACGGATGGATGTATCCCAAGGCCAGATAGGCAGCAAGGGAGTCAGACCAACAGGGATGCCATACATTAGACTGTTCAGAGCCAGTAGACGTCCCTTCTCACCAGCAGTCAAACGCTTGCCAGTCAAGTTATCGAACATGCGCATGGAGTAGCCCCAGAACTGCGTCATCAGACTCCATTCCTTTTCCTGCCAGAAGGCATGGGCATCTCTAGTCATGTTCATGCCGAGGTCCTGAGCACGCGACAGAATGGTACGGGCATCCTGCGGTGTCAGCTTACCAGCAAGCTTGGGAAACTTCGCAATGTACTCTTTGTACGCTGTATTCCACGAAGCAATACGAACAAAGCGTTCAGTACCGTTGAAGATACCAGAACCCCATTCCAACAGTTTACCAGTCTTGCTCTGGTAGATTTTAGGATCAGCAAGGTCATTGCGGTAGGACAGTTCATGACCGATGATGTCAAAGCCAGTAGTCTTTAACAGGTCATAGCTTTCAATGAAGTCAGCCTTAGACCAACCCGGGGTAATCTTAGCTATCTTCTCTGCCATATGCTCAAGGGCTTTACGATCACCCGGAAGAAGAGCGAGCCTACGCATACCCACAGAGGCTAGTGTAGCTTGTAGACCATGCTTAGGTGCAATAGCAGTCATTGCAGCCAGTGTCTGAGCCTGTAGGGCCATCTGGACAGGATTGAACAGACCCAGCTTGGTATGGAAGGCGATAGCCCTCATCTTGCTGGGAAGGTCGCCTTTCAAGCTGCCTGTCCAGTTATCGATAGCGTCTACGTACTTGTCACCCCAACGCTCGTAGGCCTTAGACAGAAGTTTGCCTTGGATATGAGCAATAGACGAACCAAGCATAGTACGGTGTGTCAGCAGGTTCTGGATAGCCGAAAGGCTAGTAGAGGCTGCGCCAAACTTCCTATCGAGCTTGTCCCCTTTTAACACAGCATGTGCTGTATAATAGATCGGGTTACGCATAAGCTCCTGCTTCGGGATGACGTTGTTACCGTCTATGGTAATCATGTCCCCGAACTCAGCTACGAAGGACTCAGCAGAAGTCATCTGGTAGTCTTGGAAGTGGCGATCACGCACAAGCCTGCCCATAGCTTCCACTTGGGTAGCCATAGGATCGAGTGTTCTAGCTTCACCCATCTTCCACAGCGGGTTGTCTTCTGTCCCCTCGTTGTTGATAGACCATAGCGGTGAGTCACGCTCACCAGTATACTCGTTGGTCATCTGCTTCTGAAGGTTGTAGGGGCTATTGGAGAAGTCTTCGAAGTGCCCAATTTCTTCAGCAAGGCTCTTGCCTGTAGCTGTCTTGACAGCAGGATCAGCAGCAGACTGCCCAGAACGAACAAGACTGAAGGGTACGTTAACGTCAAACCTCTCTTTGAAGAGCTGCTTGAACTCCTTTATCGTCATGGGGATGCCATCGTCAAGGACAGCTTGAAGAGCTACATCATCCTTCGCTTTGACAGCTACACGGGCACGCTCCATAAGCTTGAGCTGCTTAAGACCCTTCGCTTCATTAGAGATGCCAAGGAGTGCAGTGTCACCACTGTAGATACGACGGCCAGAAGAATCATAGCTGATACGTCCCTGTTTCAAATAGTGACTATCTTTATAACGGACATGGTAGCCCGGACGATAAGGAAGCTGCTCACCAAAGGCAAGAGCACCCTGACGGGCATCAGTAGACACGATGAAGTTAACAGACCCGGAGACACCGAGCTGCTTCTTTAAAACAGGATCATCAGGGTTGAAGACCTGCATGAACTTCAAGTCTTTCTCTTTGGCACGTTGCTTGATGATCTTCTCAAGACCATTCTCAGACAGACGACGGTAGCCACCCTTTTCAATGGCAACGTAAACACCACCATCATACCGAGTCTTGAAGGGAATATTATCAACCAGCTTGCCTTCGAAAGCAACCTTCTTGCCTCCGATGGTTGTCTCAAGCTTGACGATACCCATACGAGACTTAGCTTTTAAAATGTTCACTGAACGGAAGATGTAGTCAGCATCAGACTGCTGACGGAAAGCCAGATAGGCTGCTGTTTCATTGTCTGTAGGAAGACGACCAATATGAGTAATGTAGGCTTCGTTGAACTCAGACGAGTTAGCGAAGAACTTACCACGGATCATGCCCTTGCCAACACGACGTTCGAAGTCACGTTCAACAGTCATGATCTTGGTAAGAGCTTCCTTCTCCCGCTTACCGAGAGTCTGGACAGCCTCCATCATGACCTTAGCGTAGGCAGCCATAGCCGTATGGGCATGAACAAGAGCAGCCCTCTGTTCAGCTTGGAAGACAGACACAGTATCTTTAGCACTGTTCAAGCTCTTCGGAAGAATGGGAAGAAAGCCAAACAGTTTGTTACGGTCGGTGTTGGAGGTGTTCTCCGTAGTGATCAAAGCCTGACGAACATACTCGCTTGTTTCGTCAATATCCTTACGAACAGCAATAGCAAAGCCATCGCCTTCCTGTGTTACAGAGTAAGTACCCTTAACCAGACCAAGACGATTGGTAGCAGCGTTCTCAGCGATCTTGGCTGACTTGTACAGACCGCCTGTAGTGGTACCATACTTCGCTTCGATGTAGGCAATGTTCACACCAGAAGAGTCAGCACGATACTTCTGGATAGTTCCTACAAGAGACTTCAGGTGACCGAGAGACTTAGCCTCACGTTCGAAGTCATCAGCAGCAGCCTGAAGAGCAGCCTGCTCGACGTCTATCGGAATACGCTGTACGTTTAGGACAGCCTTCATCGCATTGACGAAGTACTCTTGGTTCTGTAGAAGCTTATCAGCAATCTCATTAGCACGGATTAGGTGAGACTTGCTCATATCAATGAAGAAAGCTTTAGGATTGTACAACATAGGTGTACGTTCCATCAAGTCCTTCACACTATCGATAACAGTTTTACCCGCACGCGGGAGCATAGAGCGAACGATGTCGATAGCACGAAGCTTGCTAGCCTCTTCAACGAAGCCAGAGCCAGCTAGCATTTCATCAGGCTTGGCACCCGGCTGGTTGATAGCAGCAGCAGTACGCTCAAGCTTACGGACAAAGAAGCCACTAGCTTCACGCCCTTTCTTGAACGCCTCTTCATTACGGTTCGCTATATTGAACCGTTGATCACTATGTTTGACGTCCTTAGCATTCTTGCCCGGAGAGTCAATAAAGCGTTCAGTCTCTGTTCCATCCTCATGGATAGTACGTTCTTTCCACCTAGCTTCACGCCCTTTCTTGAACGCCTCTTCATTACGGTTCGCCATATTGAACCGCTGATCACCACGCTTGACGTCCTTGGCATTCTTGCCCGGAGAGTCAATAAAGCGTTCAGTCTCTGTTCCATCCTCATGGATAGTACGTTCACGCCACCTGTATTCAGGCGGAGTGTCAATCAAGCGAGTGGTTTCAGTACCATCCTCGTTAATGACTTTCTCTGTCCACTTACCAACTTCAACGTTGTTGAGGTCCTTGCCACCAGTCCCGGCACCCTTGCCAAGACGTGTAGCAGCAGCCGTAGCCTGTTCAGCACGACGGATACGGGCAGCCTCGCCACCAATGTTGACAAGTTGCCCAGCCTTCGTAGCGACACGGACAACGCCCTTGGCAATCCCCCTGCCAGCGAACTTGTACGTACCAAGAGAAGGAATGGTGACTACGTCTAGAACAGAGAAGAAGTTATCAAGACCAGCTTCCGCAGACGAATAACCATCATCGAGGTTAGCCAACCATGTAGCAGCTTCAAGAGGGTTAGACGCAGACATCTCTTCGTCGATCTTCTTTACCAATGCAGTGAACTGATCAGTAGGGAGCGTACGAAGATAAGCAAGCTGCTCCTGCTTGTTGTTGCCCGGAAGCCAGCTCTTCATCTTCTCGCCAAGAGCATCATTGTTCTGGCTAGTAGACGTCCAGAGAGGAAGAAGCTGTTCACCAGCATTCCAAGCCCATGTACCCCAACCAGCCTGCTGGTTCTTGGCATCACGGTCCTGACGAAGCTTAGAGACGAACTCCTGCTTTGTCTGCTCTTCCACGAGAAGATCATACATAGTCTGAGACATCTGGTCTGCACCAGCATTCAGCTCTTCAGGAGCATTAGTCATGGACATGGACGCACCGTATACCTTCTCGGCATAGGCACGCTCAAGTGCGTAGTCTTTAGGTGTAGTAGTTTTAGCACCTTCGATAATAGCACCCAGCTCTGCCGAGGACTCTGTAGTAGCATTCTTTACAGAGTCGACAGCAATCTGCCAACGGTCCTGATGATCCTTCTGGACTGCAACGTCTCGAAGAGATTCATCACCACCGGGTGTCTGAAGCATATCGTGTACAGTATCAAGCCCCGGGGAAGTGTCCCCGAGGGCTACATGATACTTAACAGCACGCTCTTCAGCGGCACGTTTATCGAGTGGAGCAAAGAGTGGGTTGGGGTCGGCCAAGCTGATGAGCTTGTCCTTCTTCTCAACCGGCTCATTAAAGCTGATTGTCATTAGGCTGTTTGACCGATGAAGCTGGAACCAGAGAACACACTACCGAGCGAAGAAACACCTTCACCCAGAGCAACCAATCCACCAGCCTTCGCATACGCTCGGTTAGCAGAGAAGATGCGGTTGGAAAGAGTTTCATCCTGATAGTTAGCCACAATGTTGCGACCTGCACTACCCTGAATCTGACCATAACCACCCTGCAGACCAGAGCCACCCGAAGCGCCCTGAGCCATAGCGTTGTTCTGTGCCTCAGCACGAGCACGAACTGATTCACGAATCATCTCACGCTTTTTACGCATAGCCTCAAGCTGCATCTGGCGCTGTCTAGCCTTCTCAGCCTTCTCAGCGGCCTTAGCCTGTTTCATCTGACCGATAACGGAGAGAACAGTACCGATAGCTGTAAATGCTGCTGCCATTATAATTTCCTCACTGAATAGAACTCGGGAGATTTTCTCCCCTTCAACTTACCGATAAAGATAGCTTTACACCCAACAAGTTTAGCCCAGTATTTGTAAGCTTGGATAAGCAGTTTAATAGTCTTCTGGTTGCGTTCTGCAGGCTTGATCCAGAAAGCTAGTTCGACTGCTATCTTGTCTTCTGCACTCGCTAACAAAGCTGTCTTGCTCATAGCGATAGTGCCGATAGACCTTTCTCCAGACTTCAACAAGAGGACACAGATGTCTTCCTTATCCTCTCCTAGGCTGTCTACAAACATCTTCTCGATACGTTCCCGGTCAAAGGGTGAGATGGTGGAGTAGACTGTGTTGTCGTAAAGTTCTTCTACCAGTTCGAGAAAAGCGATTGTGTCGCTTCTCTCGGCAATCTTAAGGTATGGTGTTTCCTGAGACAAAGATGCTCCATCCGATGATCTTGAAAGGCTTACCAGCCTCAGAGTAAATCTTGAACTGAAGGGACTTACCCATGCCACGTATCTTTAACTTACGTTCAATGTAGTCCCTGTTCGTTTGACTTGTGTTATAGACTTGCTGTGCTACAGACCACTTGTGGCTAGAAGCACTATTAGTGAAGTCCCAGATGCCCCGAACAAATGCACTGCTATTCGAAACGTTCTTCAAATAGAAGTTGACATAGTTGCTCTGGAAGTTCTTGTTCGCTTCTGCAGCAACTTTGTAGCCAGTCGTAAAGTAACTGTCGTAGTTGTAGTTCTCCGCGTCATCATTCCAATCGTAGTACGCGTCATTGGTAAACTCAGCAAACGTTCCAGTGTACGTAGTACCTGAAGTCTGCTTAGTCGTAAAGAGTTTGACTGCAGAGACGATGCTAGACGTAGACGCATAGACGTTACCTGCAGCAGTAGTTACTTGACCAGCAGCCGCTGTAACTAACTGCGAAGAGTCATCAGCAATCGTATTGACGACAGTGATACCAGAGACAGTCTTGTTCGTAGAGTATAGCGAGAAGACGTAGAACGCCTGCATCACTCCATTGAAACAGAGGATACGGTTGTAGTTGAAGTTCCCTTCAAAGGTAGTGGGAGCTGTAGTATTGTACAACCAGTAAGCTGTCTTGTTCTTCTGATCAAATGCTCCTTTGACATACGGAAGGCACTCTCTCGGAATGGCATCAACAATCTGTTTGATCTTGGGGTCAGACAAAGAGTTAATAGTGAGAGCGCCAGTCTGCCCCGGTCCAATAGACCAGATGCCTTGCTCAGTCCAGAAGATCAAGGTGTCAAAGACATCCAAGAACGACAATGTATTCTTCACAGGAATAGAAGCAATCTTCTGCACTGTGTAATCGTCAGCTTGAAACGGTGCTACGTCAGAACCAGACACTGTCCAGATACCGTTAGTAGCGAAAACCAAGAGACTCTTCTGGGTAGCGTAGATACGTTGGATAGCACCAGCGTCCAGAATCTTGATCACACCACCGTCAGTCGGAAGCAGATCACTATTAGTCTCTGAAGTAGGGTCTAGACGCTGGTAGCACTGACCATAGTTTAACTCACTGTCCACGATCTGTGTGAAGTAGATGTCACCAGCGTAATCTTGTGCATGGACACCGCTGTAGAAGACACGACCAGCAAAGAATGCGCAAGTAGATGGACGGTAGTATCCAGAAGTTTCTTCGTCAACTACAGTTACACGACTGTCTTTAGCACTGCGGTCAGTTAAGAACGGATTGATCGTGTAGTGTCCTGCAGGAGCGCGACTAGTACCGAAGAATGTTCTGTCAGTCTGTTTATAGTCAAACTGTTCGCTAGTATTTTTGTAGTACCACCATGATTCCGAATTAGCAGGGTATGTACCAAGGCTGCTTGTAAAGTGTGTTAAGACAGAGCCTGTAGAGCCGCCACGGAGTTCAGCAGTAGGGTACCAACCTTGATTAAGAAGGTTGTACAAATGTGCATCAGTAATGTCCGCAACAGCAGGGCGAAAGTCTAATGCAAGTCCATCTGGCACACCAGCGAAGTCACGAATCTCAATGTTAATAATAGAAGTAGTGAGCGTATTAAGACCACTGTCGTAAGTGACGTAGAACGGAGAGCAATACTTATGAGTGACAAACAATAGTCCGTTACCGTGAGTCATACCACAAATTACTTCTCCAATAGACGGAGCGCCAGCAATCTTGAAAGACTCTAGGTCAATTGTAGTAGCGTGAATTTCAGAAGATAAGTTAGCGGTAGGAGAGCTACGATAGAAGTACAGAAGATTGCCAATCTGTTGTACGACAAACTCAATGTCCCCATTACCAGACACACTCGGCCAGACGTATTCGACGATTACATCCCGGTTTCGTGTAATGGTGTTCTGCTGCGCTTCAAACTCGTAGCTGATTCCCTTCCTGCGCTCGACTGAACCATCTTCCTTGAAGATGACATTCAGACAATCAGTTACGGCACCTTCCGGGAAGTTAAGCCCGGTAGCTTCAGACACTAAGCCGTTAGCGAATGTATTCTCTACAAGGTTGCCGTAACTGCGAGGCATTACTTATCCTTCTTTGTCTTCAATTCAGGAATCTCTACCTTCTTGTCCGAGAGGTAGGTATTCGTACGATTGGTGTTCAACCACTGTTCCAAGAAGCGTTTGGCTTCATGTGGTGATGTAAAGGCTGCAAACTTCAATTCGTCTGGTGTACGGCCTTCTTTGTAGGTAATATACCAGTGACCATATGGGTCACGAGCTTCCAGTTTGACTGTATTACCATCGGTCAGAAACAGTTCACGAGAGCGGCCATCTCGGTCATTCTCTCGCCCCGGTACACCGAAGCCTGCTGTCTGTCCAAAGTTCTCCATAAAAGCGAGGGTCATTGCTTTCCTTCCTGTTGTTACTTTTTCTTTACTTTACGTCTAATTGCTTCACCACGATCACTAACTTCCAGTCTTTATCATTAGGCGGCATTACTTCCTCCCGTAGTTAGGCAGCTGTGCGGGATTATGGTAATACCACACGTTATCTGCATTAATGTCATGTTTCTCTTTGTTCAGTGTTAGTTCAGCTCGTCTGGCTTTACGCTCTGCCGAAGGTTGCTCTACCTGCTTCAATTCCATAAAGCACTGGGACTTAGCCCTCTGGAAGAGAAGATTAGAAAGCTTATGATCTAACGCAGGAATGTGACTAGACGTATGAGACCAGCTAGCTTCCTTCAGTCCCCAACACCAAGTCTTCTTGGCACGGAGGAAGGTATCTTCTCCAACATCAAACGAGTCGAAGACAAGAGTGTTATCATCGTAGCTAGTGTAGTATTGGGGCATCTTGTCGTTAATGTACTTGATCGGGAAGGTGCCACCACTGATCGTAGCATCGTAGCTATCAATCGTATCGTAGTCTGTATTGAAACCATCCAGCATACGGAAGAAGTCATTCTTCGGCATAAAAGCTACTTCATTGAACTCAGGGTCTGTATGCCCAGTTAAAATGTAGTTGTACTTTATCCAAGAGATAGACATAACATCCGAAGGCTTCGTCATCATGGTAGGCGTGGACGAAGAGGTTTCCGTCAGAGCAAAGAAGGTGTGATGCTCAGGAAGTTTGAAGTTAGATGCTATTTCGTAGAAGTTCTGGCGTACGATGTTAGCAACAGAAGCGGACTCTGAGGTATCCGCGATGTCAGTCACTTCCTCACCGTCCATCGAGGCAAGGATGTCCTGCGTCAGTTCCAACAGAGTCCGTTTCATAGCCATATTATTTAGACCTCTTCTTCATGAAATCAACGAGCTTCTGCTTGGATACACCACAACGAATGAGGTTAGCTCGGTCGTTTGCCCAGTACTCTTCTACCTGCCTTTGGGTAAGAGCACGTTCAGGAAGCTTCGCAGGCAGCCTACAACGACTTGTAAACGAAGAGTCAGCCTGCACATTCAACCCGGGTCTATCTAATTTTGTTGAGGCGGCGCACCCCATCAACAGAAAGGCTGGGATTGTTAGCATTAGTATCTTGTTCAGCATTTTGTTTTAGACTTTCCAGATCGTCCTGAAGTTGAAGTTCGCTTTTTTGAAGGTTTGCTATTTCCGTGTTTTGCCATTTAATCAACTCTTCATTCTTCTTGATCTTCTCGTTAAGGGCTGCTATCTCCTTCCACTTGTAATACTTTACCGTTAAAGTATTTCCTGAATAGACACCAGCAATAAAAGTCAAACCCAGAACAACTGCAATCCTTAAAATCTTGGAGCCGACAAACGCACTCCAGATGGTCATTAAGATGGACAACATTAGCCACTATCCTCGTCTGTAGAGACATCAGGGTAACTCCCCTTGTAAGCACGATAGGCCAGATAGATTCCCACTAGAGTCATTAGAATGATGACGCCAGCGATGATCAACCGGGTGGTATCTCCGCTAGTCAGCTCGTTCTGTTGATTAACTAGTGTAGAACCAATATTGGAGATGGAATCAGACAAGACTGCACCAGTGCCTGTAGCGCCTGCGGAGGCCACTGCAACGCTTTTCTGGACGGCAAGGGTCTTCTCAGTCGTAGACTGCATCTTGGGCTCAGAAGCCATCGCTAGGGCTCCTGAGGCAGGATATTGCTTCCACGGAAGCTGCCAGTGGGGACCATCCTTGAACGACACCCAATCACCACCCCATTCGACCTTAACACCGACTGCAGCAGCAGCCTTCTTCATATCGGCAGCGACTTTGTAGTACAGCGGCCAAGCAAAGCTAGGCTTTCCATTTACAACAGGAGCGACGTCAACAGCGTGCCCAGTCAAGTGGCGTGAACGAAGTGTCTTGGATACACCCTTTGCAACGTTCTTTTTCTGGGCAGCTAAAGAGCGCTTACCTTCTAGAACAGTAATAGGAATCGTACCAATCTCGGTGTACTTCTTGACAACAAGCTGCAAGTCTTTATGAACTGTAGCCAGTTTGAGCAAGTCACCTTTAGTAAGCTTCAGCATCAATCTTCTCCGACGCAGCCACTTCAGCACCAGTCAGCCCAGCGGCTACAAACCAACCAGACAATGTCTGCATGTCTGTTTTCATTACAGTTGAGCGAATAGCGCAACCAGATTTGAAGAAAGCAAAACCCACTGTCTCTGTCTTGACATCGATAATAGCGTAGTACAATGAGTCAGCATCTAGAGTTGCTGTGTTCTGCTTTGTCCGTTCAGCATTCTCATAAGCAAGTAGCTTCTTGAAGGGCGCATCAGGAAGTTTTAAAACCATCCAGTGATACTTCTGCGCATCTTCAAGCATGACTGCCATGCTATCGTTTGGACAACGAATAGAAGCATCCTCTGCTTTAACAGAGGTAGTATAGAACGGGATTAGAAGAATCAAGGCAGCTAAGAATTTGGTCATGTGTACCTCAGTGAATCATTTTATTGATGAAGTCAAACATTATAGCCTTACCAGCGTAATAAGCGGTGACAATAGCTGAGACCCATGTAGCCCATACGCGAAGGGTAGCCCATATCCAAGTAACACGTTCATCCTTATCCAGAAGGTCTCTGATCTTGGCATTCTCTTCCTCGGTGAGTGGACGTCCTTTATCTGTGTATAGATCATTCATTATGCGGTTCTCGTATACACAATGGTTACGGAACCTGTAGGATTGTTTGCAGTACCACCATCAGACGCGAAGCGAAGGGCTGCACCAGCAGCAAACGTGTTGTTACCTGTAGTGGTCAGCGTAGTGACTGTACCAGCAGCAGTACCAGCAGTAACCGCAGCAGTGCCTCCGGTCATCGTAGTACCAGCAGCATTCTTTACAGTGAAGTTAGTAGTGTTAGTCGAAGTCGCTGCGTTCATCACGACATAAATAGAATTGACCGTGCAAGCGAAGGGCATTGGGACGTACCATGTCTGAGATGTACCTGCGTCATCCATCCAGATGGTAAGAGAGCCTTTGACGTAGCCTGAAGCGCCTAGCGTTACCCAAGTACCTGACCCAGCACCGTCAGCAAAGTATAACTGTCCAACAGCGGCGCTTGCGACGCCTTTGGACTCATGCAGGTCAGCACCTGTTAAAGAAGAATGGCTAGGCATTGTTTACACTCCTGAAAAGGAGGGGGCTTGCGCCCCCACCAGTTAGCCTTTGAGCACAAAGACGTTGAAGATAATTGTACCGTTAACAGCGTTAGTCGGTCCAATATTCGCAATCGTCACGGTCACAGTATTGGTAGTGCAAGCAGCATACGTCTGCAAGTGCAGGCGTGTGTTAGTGCCACCAACAAGCTGAACCATAGCAAGGTCTGTAGCAGAGACGCCCGTGAGCGTCAGAGTACAAGCCTGCGAAGCACCAGCAGCCGTAGTAAGCGCTTCAGTTGTTACCTGAACCGCGTACTTCGTAACTGTAGCCGCATTAGACGACAACGTTGCCGTTCCATTCTCAATGTTCAGGGTCTTGACCTTGTAAACAAGGCCGCCTGCATCAATGAGATTGACTTTAGAGGTGTTGACAGCCATGCGTATTTACTCCTTATTAGACGGGGAAGTAGCCACGTATAGTTACAACAGCCTTACCAGCCGTGTACGGATGCGATGCGTGAGCAGTGTTAGCCACCACGATCACACCGTTCTCCGAGAGCGTAGTACCGATAAGGGCACCAGCACCCGTCGAACCGACTGTTACCAAGCTACGCTCACCAGCAGCGTCAATAGCGCTACCGACAAACGAAGCAGTCAACAGACCGTCATGATCCAGCTCCGTGCTGCGGTCGCTGGTCTTCTTCAGACCAACCGAGAACGTCGAAGAACCAATCGTACCCGAAGACGTAAAGGCAGACTCAGCGAACACCTTCACCTCCTCAATACGCAGACCCTTCGGGAGCACGACACCGTACGAACCAGCGTCCACACCCGAGGCAGCGCCAAGGATAGTGTACGTAGCCGACAAGGCGTCCGTGTAGTTAATTGTGAAAGTGATGCGTGTGGAACCATCATTCTCAGTCGAGTATGCGCCGCCACGGCCAGAGATACCCTCTTCCTTAGCGAACTTGACGTACAGGCCGTCACTATTAGTCCAAGTCATATTCTATCCTCCTTTAAGGTTAGACCTGATCGGTGTCAGAGATGACAACGACCATGTTCTCAGGACGATAAAGCTTGAAGCCATAGCGAGCTGTCGTCACATACTCTTCACGCTGGAGGTCCTTCTCGAACTCCGAGTCAACCTTCGGAGCCTGACGGATGGCACCCACGATGGGGAGCGCTTCCGAAGTCGCCGAGAAGAAGAGGTTGCACACGCCAGCGGCGGATGTAACCGAAGAGATCGTTTCAGACGCTGCGAGAGTCTTCAGGAACTGCGACGTATAGACGTCGAAGCCGTAGATGTTCTTGACGAACCGCATACCCGAAGAGAGACCATCCGAGATAACGCCTTCCCAACGCGGGTTGTTAGAGACGTTGACCAGATTGGTCAGTGTGTTCAAACCATACTCGACCGAAGGATCGACAATAGCGACAAGGTTTGTCAACGGCACGTTCGCCTTCTGAAGGGCGAAGAGAGCCTTGGCAAAGTCCTGCGGAACGATTGTCTCGTTCGTGCCCTGAGCAACCCAACGATGCGAAGCGCCGTTAATGGCGTTCGTGTTGGCCGCTGTCTGGGCTTCCGGTCCAACCGCGAGAATCTTGGCTTCCATAGCCGCCTGAATGGCACGATTCTGCTTCGGAACGAACGAAGAGACAAGGCGAGACATATAGAAGCTGTCCTGCTTCATACGCTCAGTGATGTAGGTAGCCGAAGACTTATACTGGTCAATAGAGAACGTGAAGTTACCAGTGTCCATCGCAGTGTAACGGACGGCCTGACCTTCCACGTAGTCCAGCACTTCAGCCTGACCAATCGACGGGATGTTCAGAGTGTCGCCATCAGGGAAGTCCGTGATCATATCAACGTACTTCATACCCTGAAGCTCAGCTTCGAACAGTTCCTTCAACTGGCTCGACCACAGATTCGAACGAATCAGATGGTCATTAGTTGTAGCAAGAAAACCGCTCATGTGTTAAGTTCCTTTATTTTAGTTAAAGAAAAGGGCTCCCTGAGCAAGAGCGTCCTTGTGCATTTGGTTCTGAACCCGGGGAGTCCAATAGTCCTTCGGATTCGTCTGCTTCAACTTGTCGTAAAACGACTTGTTACGCACATTCTGTGTATTCTGGTTCAGTGTCTGTCCAGTGGTATTGATACCTTGGGTGAACAGTGCGGAGTCCTGCTTCTTCTCTTCCTTCTTAGAGTTAGAGACGAGAGCAATCAAAGCATTCGGGTTGGACTTAGCAAGGGCATCGAAGAACTCGGTGGACTCACCAATCTCTTTAGCTTTAGCGATTAGAACTCGCTGCCAATCATTTCCGAACATCTCCTGCAGCTTACCTTTAACGGCAACTACATTCTGTTCAGTCCTCTGGGCAGAACGTTCCTGAGCGAGGATACGCTGGACGTCAGCTTCAGTAAGACCTGTGTTAGTATTAGTAGAGCTATTTCCTGCACCATCTTCACCAGAGGCGTTAGTTGCCTCCGAGTTACCAGTGGTGGTCTGTGTGCGCTGAGCAAGGAGTCGGTCAACCACTTCCTCTACACGGCTTCTACCTACGACATCCGCACGAAGTTCAGCGTTTTCACGCTTCAACTGCTTGATGAAGCTTTCCTTCTCGACGATTGCTTTCGCCACCCCCTTGACGTCATGATACTTGTCAAGAAACGGCTTGAGGGGTTCGTCTTCCGGGATTACGATTTCGACATCGTTGTCAACGAGATCGTCGTCGTCAGAAAAAAGCTTATTGGTCATTTGCTTTAGAATCTCCTTCGAAATTGAATAGGTCTGCAATTTCTTTTAAAACTGAAAGTCTACCATTGTTGAATGCCTGTAGCATAACCCAATCGGTAGTCTTGTAATCATCTTCTTTGAAACCTTTCCGTTCGATCATCTCGTACCGATCACGTAGAATCTTTAGAAACTGGATACGGTAGGTTTGGTTTGCTAGAAGAATCTTTTTGAACTCGGCTGCTTGGTCTTTGTCTAGACCATTGAACCAGACTGTTTTCATTGGTCAATCATCTCCTGTGTAGTATCATCGGGCGTCATGCCAGAAGGAGTGATCGTCTGCATCTGAGATTGCTCCATAGAAGCGTTCTGCAGATTCTGTGCCTCATGCTGTTCGGAGATACGAACATAAGGCTGGACAACAGAATAAGATTTAATATCGAGTAGGTCTTCGAACATCTCAGCAAGCTTCACAGTAGAGAAGTGAGCCTTCATCTCCGGGTCTGCACCAAGTGTAGACGAGAAGAAGTTGTTGATGTTCTGCACCAGTTCAGCACGCTCAGCGAAGTTACGAGCAGCCATAGGACGGATGCGACCAGAGCCTGCCAAATCATCCTTAGTGATGTCCATGAAGAGTGTAGCATTCACAGAAGAATCAAACTGACGAATAGTCGCACTGTCGAGTTTCCTGCGTGCCATCTCCAGCATGGAGTTTAACATGGGTTCAAGAATCTGTTCTTCAAACTGACGAATCTTGGTGGCAAAGATACGAGCAGCAGCATTCTCAAGACGCTGCACTTCATACATTGTTTTCTCACCCGGGGTACGGAAACCCATAGCTTCCTTCGGGCTACCAGCCATCTCTTCCATCTGATTCTGGAGAGTAGCAATTTCCATGTTGGCTTGAAGAGCGTTAACGTCGGGAGAGAGCACTTCGACGTCGCCATCATCACCAACATGGATTCTGGCAAAGGGACCCCAAGTAAAGTCGTCGACAAGACCCTTGATCTTCAAGGGAGGTGCAGCGACTAGATCGAAGACGTCAGCCTTCAAGTTCTCAAGGTGATCGATACGGTACTGCATACCGACGAGATTGTCGAGGGGACCCATAGCCCAGAGGCTGTCTTGGCGAACTCGCCAGCCACAGTGCCACATGCTGTCCCCACCGATCATGCTGGGATTGTCAACAATCGAAAGGATTTTATGACGATCCACAATAGTAATGATCTTGTTCTTGTGAAGCTTCTTGGCACGAATGTCATAGAAGTCACCGTAGAAAGTGATTACCTCAACATAATTAGAACGAAGGTAATCAATGAAACCACCAAATCCTGAGACATTCAGAATCTCATTTTTAATGTCAAACTTGCCTGTAAACTGGCCTACCTTGATACGAAGGTCCGACATATACTGCAGAAGCGCTTGGTAGGCTTCAATGTTGTCATCGGATGACTCCTGCTCAATCTTGCTTGCAAAGTCCCCCATAGTGTAAAGAGCACGTACAAACTTACCAGTACGATTGAAAGAGGAAGCAATAGGATTGAAGCAAATATCAACAGGATTGATACGGCGAGGAATAGGACCAACGTATCCAGCTTTTTCTGAAGTACCATCCGCGTTGATCTGAGTTTCATCGATCCATTCCGTTGTTGCGATCACGTTACCATAATCGATGTAGTCTAAGAGCAACTTGGAGATTTCAGTCTTGAACTCCGGTCGCTCAATCATGGAAGCGCAGAAAGCAGTAATAACGTCCGCTTTCTCCTTCTTCTGACCTTCCTGTGTATCAGCTTCCCATGTTAACCACTTCCTCTTCGGGAAGAGAGCTGCCATGTAGTTAGCATAGAGGTTGTCTCGAATCTGACAAAGTTTGGGAACCGTAGTCTTGTTCTTCCACGGAAGCTGTGCATTCGTTGTCTTGGTAGTGTCAGTAGCCCAGATGTACTTCTGGATTTCTGCCTTTTCACCAAGCCATGTCTGGCGGCGATTGTCCCAGTCAATGTACACAGTCATCAATTCAGCGGCGATGTCGTCCTGAACGATGGCGTTTTGAATGTCTAGTGTTGTACCTTGCATTAAAAAGCAATCCCGCCAAATCTATTGTTTACCATACCAGCACGACGCCATATGTCCCCTGATCCTTGTGTGTGCGACTGCCCGGTAGGGGCAACTGCAATTTCAAGGGCCGAGGCCAGCGCATCCTTGACGTCATCATGAGGGGGATTCTGGAGGACCAGTTCTTCTTCAAGAATCTGACAATTGCCACCTTCGTAGTGCCACATTTGCATGTTAGCGTACTTCGGTTGCAGGATGGCTTCTAGGCGTTCTTCTTTAGTGCCTTCGTGTCTTGTCGGCTTATGTTCTTCAACTGAGAGAGATAAGCCGTAGGGTTTAATATAGCTGTCCTTCAAATCACGAACAATGACCTGCTGGGCAGCGGTTACTTCACAACGTATCTTGCGGAAGTCCCATTTCTGGTGGAGTGCAAGGATATGCGCGAAGTACTCTGAAATCTGAGATGACTTGAACCTATCGATGTCAAGAACGTAGTAGTTATGCCGAGGGTCTACACCGATGACAACTAAAGCAGTATAGTCAGACTTCAAACGAACAGAGTAAGCAAAGTCGATAGCAGCAAATACGTTTAAACGTGTGCCCCCGTAGAACCACTTCCCGTCTAATCTAGCCAGTCGTGCCCGGTCGTAGTACTGAAAAAAGGATGGAGAGATCGCGGCTGAGGATACGTCGTTTGGATCGTTGTAGTACTGTGCTCTAAATTGGGTTTTGTCGAGGTATTGTGCTCTCTTTCGAGCAAGAATCGTTGCGTCAAATCCAAACCATTTTCCGTCGTAGCGTTGTTGACGAGGCCAAAGAAATTGACCAGTACCATCGCCTGCATCTTCAACCTGCCTTTCGAATGTTTCGTAAAGAGGGTCTTCCGAAACTAGTTCACCATCTTCTTGGTAGAGTTCGACGTTCTTTTCCATCAAGTCTTGATAGAGGTCTTTAGGATGGTACCTAGTGCCGACAACCCATTCTTTAGCATCTGCACCTTCGATGGAGGACAGAAGAGAGTACTGCGTACGAACACGTTCGCGTCCTTCTTCTGTATAGGCATTCTCTTGGACTACGACGTCGTCCAGTACAGCAATATCGCAGTGAAGGCCAGTAAGGCTAGTGGTAAGACCTCCCGTGAATACGGTTGGATCACGTACCGCTTCCAGTTTGCGAAGTGGGTGGTCAATTGCAATTTCACTGTTAGTCCACTTATCTCGTTTTCCTTCATCTTCGTTTACCAGTTCAGGCCAGTATTTTCTAACTGTAGGAGAAACCAGAATCTGTTTGATAAACGATAATTGCTTCTCCGCTAAGTTTGCTGTAGAGGAAATGTACAGCACACGCACGCACGGATCACGCACAATCTCCCAAGCGACACGGAAGGCAGCCAAAGCAGACTTCATATGGTCTCGGGGTAGAAGAGTCATCTGGTGGGATTTGGCATCTTGCCTCGTCCACCATCTGATCAATTCTTTATGGACGGAACCAAGTACACGCTGCGGATGAACTAAACGAATAAACGCTTCAAGATCATTTTCTGCAGTAAGGCGTATCTGGTCTTTTACGCTTAGTTTGTTCATCTTGATTTGTACCCGTAGTACCTTTTCCCACCATAGATGTTTTTGTAGTTCCACTCTCTACGATTAACACGAGTGCCTATACCTGTTATCATATCCCCACTTTCATTAACAAGTCCGTTACCTTCGCGTCCATTTACAGCGGTTAAGGTATCCCCAGACTCGGTAATAGTAGCGGTAGCTTTAATTGCCAACACGCTGAGGGAAGAGGTACTGTCTCCGACTTCTGTAAAAGTAGAAGAGCTTTGGATAAGTAGAATAGCAGTAGACGAGAAAGTATCACTGTCGTCTGTTTTATCGAGAGTAGCGTTAACACCAGCCACACCAGCAGCATCTAGCGTATCAGTGTCAATATAAGTTACGTCCCCGTTAATCGGTATGACGCTAGACGAAGTTAGGGTATCAGCATCTTCCGTATACGATACATCAGCAACAACTGTAGAAATGATCGTAGCTGAAGCATTTACAGTATCTCCAACTTCAGTAACATCTAGGCTAGCTTGAAGAAGAAGAACGTTAGAAGAAGTTAAACTATCAGATACTTCTGTTTGAGTTAAAGTTGCTTGGAGAAAGAGATCAGCGGTAGTGTCAATTACATCGTTAGATTCAGTAACATCAACACTAGCATTTACTGGGTATGCTTGCGCTGAACCAGCAATAGCCGTAGCTGCTATTGGATAAAAGCCAAGCATGTTGAATTAAACTATTCTGTGATTTTGTTTACGATGCTACTAGCAAGAGCAGCTAGTTGATCATACTCGGCAAGCTGCGCAGTCATACTCTCCACCTGCGCCTTGTATCCGGCTGCCTGCCCTTCATACGACGAAGCGACATCGTTGAAGCGTCCAAGTAAAACAGCAATCTCAGGTTCAGTAAGACCGCTGGCAATCAGCGCAGTCTGAATATCTGGTTTAAACTTCATGTACTACCTCCAAGCCGCAGCGATAATACGAGATGATCCTGTATTTGGAAACGTTATCGTAAATGTCCTATTACCTGATGCTGCATCATTTAAGTGTCCACCATAGAAGTGGTTTGAGCTGATGGCATCATCATCAATATTCGTCCCGCCGGAAGTCACTGTAACAGAGCCAGCGGTACTCGATTGATTAAAAGCACCTACAACCAAACCACTTCTGGCGGGGATGCTGTTAATAGTGCAAGAAGGTGCTGTAGTCGTTGTTCCGGGGAACGAGCTACCTACTAAGGGTGTTGCGCTTTGGTATCCAGTGACTGTCCACACGTTGATGCGAGTACGACTGACACCGCCATTCCAAGTGACTACAATATTGGCAGTTGTACCTGTTGTGACGAGGAGTTGCGCCATACACACAGGGTTCGGGGCAGCAGTGCTATTGGCAAGAATAGTCGCTGCGTTGCCCCCAATAGTGACTGTAGATATGGTACGGCTATTATTAGTACCTGCTTGTGCACTGACAACTACCAACCTATCCGATGACGCTGTACCGATATTCACCGCAGTGAAAGTATATATGGTGGCTGCACTAGTGTTCATCGTCGCGCCGATGAACGTCACAACCGGGGGTATAGATGGACGGACCAGCAACCCCATCGTCATGGGCATGGCGACCAGCGGATGACCGATCTGCTCGCGCTTCACCTGCGTGATGATATGCTTAGCAGAAACCTCGACTTGTGGAACGAAAAGCCCAAGCGCCAGAGCCGATATTGCGAGGAACTTCATCACGCCGTCAGGTCTCCGAAGAGGTAAGCAACTGTTGAGCTTTCGAACCAAAGTGTCGCGCCAGCATACTGACCAGCAAGTTTCAACCCGTTGCGTGAATTGATCGTCACACCTGATCCGACGAAAGTGACTTGTCCTGCCCCTTTCTGAAGAAAGTCTATACGGTCTTCAGCAGTGTGGGTGGCCGAGGATACGGTGACGGTGATCGCCGCCGCGTTCGACAGCGTGACCATCTTGCCCGCATCGCTCGCAACCGGACCGTAAGTTGTACCAGTCTGGGCATTCTGTTGAACACGTTTAGTCTCAGTTTTGGCAAATGATGTAGTAGCAAGTTGAGTTGTGTCAGTATGCGCAGAAGCGGTAGGGGCTGCAGGAGTCCCTGTAAATGTAGGAGAATCTAATTGTGCAATATCTGCAGCGGATGCAATAATAGCAACTGTAGCAGAGCCAGACAAGTTTAGAAGAGCACCAGAAGAGCTTTCAACAAGAACACGAGTAAGGGTAGTTCCAGAACTTGTGTAAGTACCTGTACCAATCTCCCATGCGGCACCATCTTCAATGAGATACCGAACGGAGTCACTATTGACTGCGCCAGCAGTTGCAAACGTATTATAACCTGTAACAGCCGAGCCAAGTGTAGCCGTGCCTGTACCGGTTGTAGCGGTAGTCATTTTAGCACGGTTATAGAACTTGACGGCCATTGTTAGGTGTTACCAGCGTTGATAGTGAAGGTATTGACGGTAAAGGTCTGACCAGCGGTGAACGAGACACTGTCTACGATCATGTCTGTACCAGAGGTACCCACGGTACCCTGAATATGGCAGGTAGTACCACCGGAGTCATAGACACGGAAGTGCGCTGCCGTGCCCGAAGCGTCAGCCGAGGCGTCGGACCAAGTACCAGATTTAGCCTTAGAAGCAGAGGCGGCAGCAGCCATCCAGTCTGCAGGAAGGGAAACGGTAGCTAGGACAGTGCCAGAGTCAGCAGAACCACAGTTAGCGGGGGCTGCACCAGAACGAATCTTTAGAATAGCGGAAGCGCCAATGGTGGATTCGATTGCATCCAGCTTGGCGTTGTTAACTGTTGTAGAGTATTGAATAGCCATTTAGTACAGTCCTACCAAGTTAGTTGCAGTTGTTGATGTAGAGTTCACTCGAATGGCTGCAATCTTCAAGACAGTACCTACTGGGACAGCTAGAAAGGTCACAGCAGTGCCTGCTTCATTGATAGCCACGATATTACCAGCACCGCCTACGTAGATGCCTCGGACAGCGCCAAGAGCAAAGTCCGTAGAGTCGTGCGGAGTAATGGCGAAGAACTGCTCAAAGCTTCTATCGTTAGCGTGCTTGATACTCATTAGGGAGACTTCCTTCGGTTATTTGCCAAAATCTTCGCGGTATTGGACAGAGCCATACTATTCGGGGCTGGGCCTGTAGGGTCTTTATAAGCTACTGTCTTGTTTCGTGTAGTAGCCATTTTGAACTGCCTGTTGATGCCTTCGATGGCAGACTTGAACTCAGGAGAGTTATAGATTTTGTCGACTTCGTCGATGTAGACTGAAGGCTGGTCCTGTTTATCTCGCTTGGCACTTTCGTTTGATCTGGGTTGAACAGGTTCTCTAGCACTCTTCCCGTCTTTCTTCGCTCTTTCACTCAGTTTCGTAGGCATTATTCTTTACCCTCTGTAAATCGTTTAACAAATCGGACTCTTCGTCCTTAGCCAGTTTAAGAGCCCCTGCTATCTCTTCTTTCGAAGGTCTACCCCTGCCCTTAGTTTGCTTCCCCTTTTCCTTCCACCCGGCATTCAATAGAATCTTTAATGCTTCGAAGTGGTACTTGTTCGTAGAGTCCTTTGCTATGTCCTGTATGCAGAAGAGCGCTTCGGACTTCAACTCCTGCTCCAACTCTTCCCTCCACATTGCAACGTATGGAGCGAACCATTTAGCGTCACAGAGGGCTTTCCAGTGTTCGTAGGAGTCAAGGTAGCGCTTGGCAAAGATGGCCTCTGTAGGGTCCTTGGCGTCCATGTAGAGCCTGTAGAGGGAAGTATACCCATCTGCGTGGTCTACGTTACCAAGGGTGTAGAGGACTCCTGATCTATCGTTTAGCGTGTAGGACATCTCAATGAAAAGACCACGGGTCTTTAGCTGTCCATTACTATTCCTGAATAAGGATTTTGTAGGATGAAAAGGGATTGTCATGCTTTTCCTGAAAA